CAGAGTTTGTCACTGAAAAAACTACAGAAATTATTAATTATGGCAAGAGTTACTACTAGTGAAGTCCTGATGCAGTTGATGCAATTGCAAAGCAGGGTAAGCGACATGGAAAGACAGATTGATCGCCGTATAAGTCACTTAGAGAAAAGATTCGACCAGTTCGAATTGGACTCTAGGTTTAAGAAGGATCCTATAAATGATTCCCTATCAGACTTACCAGGTATGTCAGGTGGAAAACCAGTGTCAAGTTTCGGTAAGGGTATGGGATTATGACCAAAGAGGATCGTAACTATTATGAAAAAGCATTGGAGGACTTCGATCACTTTTGTGATGAGTTCGAAAATGCCGCCAATAAACGTTTTCAAGGTATAGATGATGACAGCAGACAACCAATTGACAATGCAGAAGTTGAACGAGTCACTCCAGTTGTTGTTCAAGAGATTGACGATATTGGAGGAGAGGGTTTCGAATTTAGAGAACCCCCAGTTAATGTACAAGCCACCACAGTCAGAGACATATCTGAAACTGGATCAGACTCTTGATGACATTTATAAGAAGATTGATATATTAGGGAGGTATACTGGTGGATGATATTATGTACAGAGATATTATGTTTATACATGACATTATATCGATAAACACTCTACATCTTTCTATAGGTAAATATGTTGAGAGTGTACAAATAGCATTGGAGAAACAGGATGCCAGCAGCAGCGACAAAGGATAGTCAAGTAAGTACTGGACATGGTTGTACTGCAACCACCACTATCCTAGATGGTGATGAATCTGTGATGATTGGTGGGAAGATGGCAGCAGTGCAGGGTTCTAACCTGACTACACATACAGCACCTGCTGGTGATAAGTGTTTGCCACATGCTACGAAAGTAACAGAAGGGTCATCAAAAGTCGAGGTAAATGGAAAACCACTTGCCCGTGTTAATGATGGTGTTTCATGTAGTGGTGCTGGCAAGATTACATCTGGCGAAAGCACCGTAGTTGTCGGTTAGAAATTTTTGTGCTATAATACCATTGATGTTTATTTTGTATTATGGCAATACGTACGTCGGTCAGTGGTAACCTAGTTACGATTGAACCAAAACCTAAAAAGACCCGTCAAGGTCTTGGGAAACATACTAAGTACTCTGCTACTAGCAGGAACGGTACTAAGAAACGTTATAGAGGACAGGGGAGAACGTAATGGAATGGTTTTATAAATTATGGATGGATTTATCGTGGTTTGATGGATTGTTCTTTACTCTATGGATCGTTGGTCTATATTGGGGTAAGAAACGTTTAGATTTCCACTTTGCTCGTAGAACGCAACATTCTTGGGACAAGAGTGTATATAAGGTTAAACTTGTAGAAGACGTAAATGTTAATTGGAAAGAACCTTAGACCCTAACGCCGAAAATCTCCGAAAAATTTTAAAATGTATCAAGCACTACCAAGTAGACTTCACGTGAAAGACAGTCCTATCGCAGGGCAGGGTATTTTTGCTTTGGAAGAGATTCCTTCTGGATTTGTTTTGGGTATGTCTCATATAGTTGTAGAGGAGGTCATCTATCGAACTCCTCTAGGTGGTTTTATAAACCATAGTGATGATCCAAATTGTGTAAAATGGTGTGAAGAGGATAAGTGGTTCGTTAAAACTTTAAGAAAGATCCACGTAGGTGAGGAGTTGTCTTTAAAATATACGTTTTATAGCGTCTAAATAAGTAGGAATATTCCTGCTTGTTGTGGCAACCAAATTTACGCAATCCTATAAGGATATATCTTTAGCTTTTAAGAAACATCCTGTAACTGACGATTTAGTAGTTACAAAGGATGGTGCTGCTATTAAGCAAGCAATAACAACACTTTTATTAACTGATATTGGCGAAAGGCTGTTTCAACCCTCATTGGGTAGCAGTCTTCGCCAATTTTTGTTTGAACCGTTAGATTATGGTACTGCTTCTCTGATTAAAGGAGCGATTAAACAATGTCTTGGTAGATTTGAACCTAGAATTAGTATTACCAGCATAAATTGCGATCCAAATAGATCAGAAGATGGATTTGATGTTGAAATGACTTATAAAATAGTGGGAACTGATCGACCCCCAGTCACAGTAGACCTCTTTCTGAACCGTACACGATAATGCCTTACACACAACTTAACAGTTTAGATTTTACTGATATAAAATCCACTCTCAGAGAATATTTGAGAGCAGAATCAGATTTTACTGACTATGACTTCGAAGGATCTACTCTAAGTCAACTATTAGACGTACTTGCTTATAATACGTACTACACAGCGTTCAATACCAATATGGTAGTGAATGAACTGTTCTTGGATTCAGCGTCTCTCAGGGACAATGTAGTGTCTCTAGCGAAGCAACTAGGTTACAGTCCGAAGTCTGTTACTGCTTCAAAGGCGAATATCAGTTTCAATGTATCAATTCCTAATAATGCACCTGAGTTTGTTATCCTGAAGGAAGGCACAGGATTTCTAACCAATTATGACGAGACTACATACCAGTTTGTTGCTACAAAAGACTTTCGTGCAGAAGTAGCTAACAACGTTGCAGTTTTCACTAATATTGAACTAGTAGAAGGAAATTTAGTTACCACTAATACCACATTTCAGAGTGGGATCAAAGGACAGAGGTTCAGGATTGAAAACAGTGGTGCAGATATGAATACTTTGACTGTAAGGGTATTTCAATCAGCAAATAGTAGTATTTTTGAAGAGTTCAGGGTAGCGGATAATATTTTAGATCCTAGTGTTGATGAGAACGCTCCAGTTTTCTTTGTGAATGAAATTGAAGATGAAAACTATGAGATTGTCTTTGGTGACGGTGTTCTAGGTAAGAAACTGGATAATGGTAATGTCGTTCAAATGTCATATGTGGTAACACATGGCAAAGAAGTCAATGGTGCCAAGACATTTACGTTTGGTGGTGTATTGAGTGATGGTATTACGACTTTAACAATTCCATATCAGGTTCAATCTATTTCTACAGTAGAGAAAGCGTATGGTGGTGAGGATATTGAGAGTGTTGCTAAGATTAAGTATCTTGCACCTAAATTCTTCTCTTCTCAGAACAGGGCAGTCACTAGTTCTGACTATGAAGTGATTGTACGTAATGTATATCCTGCTATTAGTGATATTATTGTATTTGGTGGCGAGGAGCAAGTTCCACCTGACTATGGTAAGGTGTTTGTCTCTATTAAACCATCTGATGCATCATTCCTTTCCGCATATACTAAAGGTACGATTGCCAAAGACCTCAAGAAGTATTCTGTAGGATCTGTAAGACCTGTATTAATAGATCCATCTATTCTTTATGTTGAAATGGATTCAAGTATCTATTTTGATGGTACTAAGACAGAGTTACTTCCGCAACAAGTAGCATCTAATGCTGCACAAGCAATAACAGAATATTTGAAGACATCTCAGACAGAGAAGTTCAATGGTAAGTTCAGATATTCGAAATTCATTAGTGTCATTGATGATTCAGATAGAGCGATCCGTTCTAACCTAACCTCAATCACACTAAGGAAAGATTTCTATGCACAGTTGAATTCAACTACATTTTATGAGGTATGTTACCAAAATGCATTTGATGTTGATTGTGATAATCCCGTTGTATCATCAACAGGTTTCATAACTTTAGAATATCCAAACTATACCACGTATCTAGAGGATAGATCGGGTAAAATAGTGCTATATAGACTAGATTCAGTGTCAGGCGATAAGATTGTTTTAAATGACTCTTTGGGTGATATTGATTATGTTCATGGTGAGATCAAGTTATATGATCTAACTATCATTCAAGGAAGTTTTTCTGATAATCGTATTGAACTGCGTGTAAAACCTGCATCTAATGATGTCACTGTACTTAGAGAAGTATATCTTGACGTAGATGTAGCAAAGAGTAAATTTACAGCAACTAAAGAGTAGTGCCAAAGACTGCAAGAAAAACCTCATTATTAATAGAGAGTCAACTCGCTTCGTTTATCAGCGAGGAGTATGAACTGTTTTCTAAGTTCATACAAAAGTACTATGAGCAGTTAGAATTACAAGGACAACCATTAGATATTGCGAATCATCTCACAACATATCGTGATATCGATTTTTATGAGCAGGGTGTTCTAAAACAGAATACACAGTTAACCCAGTTTCTACAATCAACGGATGTGTCACTAACTGTGGGGGACACCAGTGGTTTCCCTGATAGTGGATATTTGAAGGTTGATGATGAGATATGTTTCTATAAGTCTAAATCAGCTACACAGTTTCTAGAGGTCAGTAGGGGAGTCTCAGGTAACACCCAGCTGGGGGATCTCTACAAGGAGTCTACATTTGTTACTACTCAAGCAGCAGATCACACTGTTCCTGCTAAAGTATACAATATAAGTAATCTTTTTCTATTTGCTTTAGTAAAAAGTTTCGAATCCCAGTATCTACCTGACTTTCCTGTTGCTTTTCTTAACGACAGCGTTGATCAGCGTAATTTGATCAAAAATATTGCAGATTTCTATAAATCAAAGGGTACATCACAATCAATCAAGTTCCTCTTCAAATGCTTGGTTAAAGATGATCCTCAACCAGAAGTAAAATATCCTAGAGAGCAGACGATCAAGTCTTCTGAGTCTACTTGGGTAAAAAATTATTCACTTAAGGCAAAAATCCTTTCTGGCACTCCAGAGTCATTTATTGGAAAACGCATCGTCCAAAACGTAGACGGGGCCTACGCTTCGGCGGTTATAGATAATGTGCTTTTCAATGGAAGGCATGATGGTATTGATTTGTATGAATTGATACTTGCGGAAGAAAGTGTCAATGGAACATTCACATTATCATCAAAGAGTACTCTAACTGCGGATATTGATAATTCAAGTACTGTTGTTGATGTATTCTCTACATTAGGGTGGAAAGACAAAGGTAAGTTCGTTATTAACAACGAAACCTTCACTTTTGAAGAAAAGACCATAGATCAGTTTACAATTAAGACTAGATCTGCCGCTTCTTCACATTCTATTGGTGATTTGGTATATGACGCTGCTGATGTTAAGGTAGGAAGTAATTCCGTACTCATTTTAGGAGTATTGTACAGTGCATCTCCTACTAGTCCAAACCCATATGCTAATGTTGGGGAAAAATTAGAGATATCAGATCCTGGTTTTGTTAACACTGATGTAAAGATATTTGATTCATCTAATAATATAAGATGGGATCTAAGTTCTATAAAAGCAATTTTCAATGATGGTGATGATTACTATATTGCATTACCAAATAATCAGTTACGTATTGTTCCCAAACAATCTACGTTAACTACTGAGATCTATAAGACTAACAATAAAGACATTGGTGTCTTCCTTGATGGTAGTCTTGCTATGGGTGCAAGATACACTGACAGTATACTCAATGGTCCAATTCAAGAGATTCATGTTCTTCAAAGAGGTAGTGGATACGCTAAGGAACCATTTGTTCTTGTAGGGGGTGTATCTGGTCTTGCAAGGACTAAGTTAGCAGGTCAGGTAGTCGAATCAGTTATTGTTGATACACCAGGCTCCTACACTGATATACCTACCATAGAGATACTTTCTGGTAGGAACGCAGTAGTTACTCCAGTTATAACCAATGGTTCAATCACCAGTATGGTGGTAACTAATCCAGGTGAGTATTATTCATCTCCACCTGTTATCAGGATCTTAGATTTGGCAGGTAAGGGTAGGTTTGCGGAATTTAAAGCAGAGGTATCTAATAATGGTCAAATTACTGCATGTAACTTAGTTACTGCTGGTAGTGGTTATACAGATGCTAATATTCAGGTTGACATCATTCCTGTTGGATCTGGTGCTGATGCATTTGCATCTATACTGTCTTGGACTCACGATAGGTATAAGTCAACTCAAACAAATCCAGTTCCTGCTGCTTTGCGTAGTGGCGACAACGGTACGAACCATAGTCCTATTCTGGGGTATGCTTATGATGGCAACCCCATATATGGTGCCTATGGTTATGCAGACCCACTAGACGCTACTAGCTCTGTCACACAAATGACCACTAGTTATTCTTTAAAGAGTTCTAGAACTAATGGTCCTTCTACTGCAACTTATGTTCTAGGTACATTCTTTGAAGATTATGAGTATACTCATAAGAGAGGAACACTAGATCACAATAATGGTAGATTCTGTTTAACACCTGAGTATCCTGATGGTGTATATGCATATTTTGTTACAGTTGATGGTACTACTCCAGTATTCCCTTATATCATTGGTGAGAACTACTATGCAGTTCCTAGAGATTCTAATTATGTCCAGTCATTAAGTCATAGTGATATTCCTCAAACATCAAAACGATTAAGAACTGGTGATATACAAAAGAATGGTGATAAGACTACACTTATAGTAGATGAAGTCACAAGAGGTAGCATTGCAAGTGCAGAAGCATTATCTAGTGTCTCAACATTCTCAGTTGGGTCTCCATTAGAGATTGATGACTCAAACACTGAAGGACATGGTGTTACTGCTGAAGTTGCTTCTGTAAAAGGAAAACCAATTTATTCAATTGAATCACAGAAGACTAAAGCATTACTAATAAAATTATCAAATACTGCATATCTGTTTGATGGAGATACTATAACACAATCAACTACTGGTTCTACTGGTCAGATAGTTGGTGATGTGTTTAGTGGTAGTACAATTACATTGAGAGGTGTGAATGGTGTATTCACTACTACTGATCCATTATATTCTAATACTAAAGTAGTAACTTTAATATTGGATGAAAACTCATCATATACGAAAGGATCGAATTTAAGTTATACTGATGGGGTTGCTACTACTATTGCAGTAGGAGAAGTATTAGAAAGTACTACAAGTAAAAATACAGTTAAAGTTAAAGTAACAAGTGGAGATTACAATGTTACTGATGACTATTTCATTAGAAGTAGTAATTTGATTGATACTGTTGGTTCTAAGTTGATTAGTGTAACATCTTTAAGTTCTGGGTTGAATGTATTCACTATCAACAACAATACAGCGATCTTAAAGACTACTAGTAGTCATGGTGTTGGTATTGGTGATGATATCGATGTTGACATTAATCCTGATGATAGTCTTACTACAACTACACAGTATGTCAGAAGCAGGATATATCAGGAAGTAACTTTCCAGTCACCTGTTGCTTCTACAGCAATAAATGATACAGGTATTGGTAGAACTACTATTCTAAATGGTGGTGAAGATTATACTGCTGGTACATATACTGATATTGCTCTTAAGGGTGGAACTGGAACTGATGCAACAGCAGACTTCGTTGTTGATCCTTCTGGCAGTGTAATAAATGTTACATTAAAGAATAAAGGTACTGGGTATCAAAAATTTGAGATTCTTACAGTTGGTGACAGTGATTTGTCTAAGACTGATAGTAGTACACCAGTACTACAGTTAGAGATAGATCATATCGGTTTAGGACTCACTGAGACTAAGGTTAATGTAGATAGTGCTATAGGTTTCACTAAAGATGATTATATTCAGATTGATGATGAAATTATAAAAGTTATTAATAAGACTGGTAATGTACTAACTGTAACTAGAGCACAAAATGGAACAATTGCTATAGATCATTATAATGATGCAGTAGTTAAATTATATGTTCCTGGTTATACTTTAGATAGAGGTTATAAGATTGGTGAACTTGCTGGAGATGCAGTCATACAGACATATGATCCAATTACTCAGAAAGCACAAGTTGTATGGGATTATAACTCAACGTTAACTTCAATTAATGCTGTTACTCTAAGTACTGTATTCTATGATACAAGTGATGATAAGAGACTTGTAAGAGTTGTTGAAGTCTCTGCCCCAATTGAAGTATTTGAGTTTTCCACAGATCAAATAAATTTTGTGAGAAATCCCATACTAAACATTAAGGAATTCTATAGATATAACTTTGATGTATCTCATGCCTCAATGGCTGACAGGGAGTTTGATATATCTCCTAGTATCAATTATAACATAAACACTCCAGAGAAAGTTGATTCTGGTGATATTGTTAATATTAAATTGGGATTTGGAGCAAGAGTTGCTACAAACACCTATAGTACAAAAGTACCATTAAGGTATTCTAAGTATTTCTATTTTGATAGGAATAACGTTACATCACGTGAGACAGGTTATTTGAATGTTGTACCTGATCCTCTTCAGGGTGTAAAGAAAGCATTGGCTGTAACAAGTGATTCTATTGTATATGACACTGGCGTAACTGCACCACATGACGGTTCTGGAATTGCCACATATACTTCCGAGTCTAAGTTTTCTATTGGTGCTATTGATACAATCAATGTTATTAACATCGGTGGAGAATATAAGAAACTTCCAATCGTAGTTGGTGTTGCCCCAACAGAAACGCTGAAAGCGACTGCTACGACTGACATCTACAATGGTTCTATTAGTGGTGTAACTGTTGTTACTGCTGGATCAAATTATTCTAAACCAAAAGCAATTGTTGAAGGAAATGCATTATTAGATGTAGTATCTGATGCTGGAGTTATTACTGGTATTATTGTAATTGATGCTGGATCTGGTTATACTGTTGCTCCAGAAGTTAGAATAGTAGAAAGTGATGTTGAGGTATATCTTTCAAGTTCTGATATAGGAGTTCCTAGAAATATTCGTATTATTAACAATGGTGGTACTTATCACAGTGATACTACGTTAAGTTCTACTATCAGATCAAATTACGTATTTACTTTATCTAATTTTGATATTGATGCATTTAAAATTGGTGAAACTGTAGTTCAGCATATTGGTGGTTTAGAAACTGCTAGAGGAACAGTTACATCATGGAGAAAGGGATCTAATATTTTATCTGTTAAAGATATATCTGGTCTCTTTAGAGAAAAGTTGATTATTACTGGTCTTGCTAAAGGAAACACTGCTACTTTGGATAATGTTTCATATACTGAGTTCACACCAGAGATTAAAACATATTTTGATAATCTTGGATCATATAGTGATGATCAAGGTATAGTTAGTTCATCTAATCAAAAGATTACTGATACTTACTATTATCAAGATTATTCATATGTTGTTAAATCTAAGACTTCAATTGATGTTTGGAGAGATTTAATTAAGCAAACTACTCACCCTGCTGGTTTCCAGTTATTTGGTGAGGTTCTTATTGAATCTGATGCACATGTCAGAATGTCACCCACTACATCTAGTGGACATTCTACTAGGATTCAATTATGGGATCCAGAGAAGAATAAGATCACTGTTGTTAGTACTAAGAAACAAATCAGTACTTCTATTATTAGGACTGAGCAACTTAAAGTAGAACAAGGGTTAGGTTCTGTATCACGTGATACATTCTCTACAGAAGAGGTCAGAGCAAAACAGATATATCTTAATTCTAATTTTACTGGTGCCTTTACTGATAAAGGAAACCTTGAAGGACAAAAGACATTTGTTATTGTAGATGCTGCTGGTAATGCTGTAACACCATATAATGCACAAGCATTGACTATTACTCTTGATGGTATTATACAAGAACCTGGTTCAGCATATGTTATCAATGGTAATAATATTACATTCTCATCACCACCATTAGGTCCAAGAGTACATGAAGGACAGAATATAGAACAGGTTAAGTTCTATGGTAGGTGGTTTGAATTTAAGACTGCTACATTGAATGCTAGGTATCTTAAGAAACTTAGAAATATACATCAAAGATCTGGTACTTGGATTGATGCTGCTAATTTAGTAGCAATGAATAGAGCATATATTCAATCAGAAACATTAGGTTGGATTAAGAATGAGTATCCAGCACTTACATGGGGTACGTTAGGTCCAACATGTCATAGAGATATTGGTTTAGTAGTAGATGCATTAGAGCATGATTTAAGATTTGGTGGTAACTCTAGAACTATTGCTGCTGGTGAAGCATATTATAACAATGATCTTCTAGATTTCATTACAGGTGAAATTGAACCAACTATTAAAGCATATGAAAAGACAAGGGATCTTGCTATATTAGCAATGAGAAATATATTACCTACTGGTACATATACTACATTAGATCCATTTGTTGATATTAACATTCGTGTGGATTCAGGTAATCCTAAATGTGCAGATGTTGAATCTGCATTGATTTCATTGTATGAGAATTTAAAATCAACATTAGTTACAGGTCCAGGAACTGCTGTAACTTCTCTTCCTGACTACGTTAATAACGAAAACAAAATCTTTGACTTATATTATGATGATGGTGAAGAGGTAGTAACTGACGCTAATGAGAATCTTTTAGTTGCAATAAGTGGTGTTGTACAACATGATTCTGCTTATCATATTGATAGAACCACAACACCAAATAAGATAGTATTCTCTGGAGCACCTATCTGGGGTCAGGAAGCAAATACTAAGACTGTATATGAACCATTAGCAGTAGAGAATATTGCTCTACATGGTATTGGTAACTATATCAGATGTGAGATTGAAACTTCTGGTATATTGGATGGATCTGCTGGTCCTTTCATTCTACTTGATAGTGCTACTAAAGAGGTTAAGAAAGTAGATGATGCTGATTATGCACTTGTCTTTATTGATGGTGTATTACAGAGACAGACCGAATCATATACTATCACTGGACCTGCTATAAGATTTACAAGAAAGATATTTGCTAAGAACAGTGTAGAAATTATGCTGTTGTATGGTAGAGATGTACAACAGACAATTACTCTGCATGATTTCCAACCTGGTAAGTATTTTAATAAATTAGAATTAACAATTACAGATACTAATCCTAATACATTTGGTTCATTGTTTAGTTGGTTTGAAACAAACTATGATAATTCTAGATTTGTATATCAAAAGGATGGATCTCGTAAAAATCCAATAGGTGAGATTAAGACTATTGAGAGACTTAATGATAGAGCAGTTAAATTAATCATTGCTGGTAATAATCCTTTATTCAATGGTTCCGAAGCATTATACTTCTCTACTGGTATTAATGAAGTAACTGTTGATGTTCCTAGTACACTTTCTTATCAAAAGGATGAGTATAACAATTACAAGATGCAGAGAAATGCTTCTGCATGGTTATATGATAGTACACAAGCAGAAAGTGCATATTATCAATCAAAGAATTTAATAGCGAACTTGAATGTAGGGGATAAGATTAAAATTGATGGTGAGAATGCTTATAGAGATATACAGGGATTACCAAAATATGTAAATCCTAAAGATTATAGATCTGGTTCTGAAGTATCTTCTAACTTCTTTGGTTCTGTATCTACTACAAATTATAATGGAGATGTTAATGGTGTTGGATTAAGTGTTACATGTACACTTACTGGTGATAAAGTAACAAGTATAGAATGGAATAAGAAGAGTCTTCAATTATATTATGAAAAAGGTATTATTGAACCTACTACTGCATATGGATATGCTACTCCTCCAGTATTACACTTCGTTCCTGAAGATGGTGCTGGTGGTGGAGCAAAGGCTGAGGTAATAGTCAGTAAGGGTCAAATTGTTGACATTAAATTAATACGTTCTGGTTCTGGATACACTAAGACACCAAGAGTTAGTGTTGCTAGGAGATTTAGTATCATTAAGAGAAATGATAGAAAGATTGATAGTTTAGTTGGATTAATATTCTCAACTACATTATTAAAACAGTCTCCTTCTAATGTTACAACTGAAATTATTCCTATTAAGGGTATTGAAGTTATTGGTGATGTTCTACTTGGAGGTCCAGCTAGTGGAGGATTAGTTACTAATAAACCAGTAGTTGTTTCTACATTCGAATTGGTTGCTGATCTTGGTGGATTTGTTTTTAATAAAGAGATCATTAGATCATGGCCAACTTCAGTCACTTCTGCCCCTATGGGATCCTCTATAGAGATTGAAATTGAAAAAACTAGAACTATTAGATCTGTTGCGACATTTAATGTCAACTTCAATAAGCAATTGATTAAATATATCGTAACTGGTGCTGTTGATAATCATTTTGCTTATCAGAACACATATAGTTCCGCAATTTTAGGACCAACTCCACAGACATTTAATAGGGTTAGTTATAGCACCGTTGGTGGTCAACTAGATCTAGGAGATGTACTTTCTACAGGTGGTATTCCAGTATCCGAGTATACACTGGAAGAGATCAGTAAGTGGGGATTTACTATTGGTGAAATCAACGAAGCGGTAAACACGCAGTTTGTTGGTAACATCAAATGGAATTTTGTTAACCCATCAATCAACTACTATATAAGTCAGTTGAACACAGCAGACTTGCCAGATGCTAGTGGTGGTGGATATGTACCAACAGGTGCTATCGTATATGCAAATACAACCAATTTCGATACAACAGGGACAATCTTTGTTGGTCGTGAGAAGATCAGTTACACTGGCAAGTTAAGTGATCGTTTTACAGGATGTACGAGAGGCGTAGAAAATTCTCCTATTGAGGAGCATCTCATTGGAGAGTACATCAGAAACGCCCTATAAATAAATATAAATAACTCGGATTTAGTCTTAATTTAACATTTAGAGACCAGTGCTATGGCAGC